CCCAAATTTGTATCCTGCGGGCATTGGCTCAGTCTGTTTTAATCTTTTGTTCTTTCCTGTGATAGTATTATGGACCCAAGATGTATTTGCTGTCAGCTTTCCTGCTGCCAAGAACCATGGAGGAAACCCTGATTCAAAGCCTGGGAGATTTTCCTTTTCAAACTTGACTTCCCTAGTCAACAAGTTATATTGCCACTTTCTATCTTGCATTATTGCACTGATTACATCTTTGGATCCATTGGTCCTGACTCTTCCAGTTTGAAAAGGCAACCAGCCATCAGGTTCAGTCCCTATTACATATCTTTTAAGTCCCCCGTCAGGCCCACGGTACGTATTTTTACTTTTATTTGCACGGGATATTGATTTTGTGTGTTCTGCTGTGTTAATTCTACCACGATTATTCTTGCTTATTATTTTAGCAAATTCAATTCTGACTGCTGCATATAGTCTGCAATTTGGTTTCTTATTTGCGGTAACTCTGCGCATTTGATTGAATGCATACACACAGCTGTTATCTTGTATTGACTTGAACAATAGATAATGTGCAATATAGTGCGCCTTGACCGGTAACGAAATTAAATTCCAATACGAGTATCCATGTTCAGGATACATTTTTCTTGGTAATATGTGATGAACCTCTAGTTCCCCCAATGATTGTTTACTTTTTTTTAAACCAATCTTGGCATATGTCGTTATTAATTTTTTATATCGACTATAATAATGTGCAGACTTAATAATTGCATATGTCTCAAACAGATCAAAAATTTTGTGTAATTTCATATAAAATACCTCCATATAGAGTATTTAGTTTTTACAAGAATTTTTGTATCTCCTGGAGCAAGTCCATGTCAATTTCAATTCCGTTCTCTAACTCAACCACAGCTTTTTTCTTGGCCTGCATGTCTTTGCGCTCGCTGTACCAGCGTTCCAGCAGACCAGGAATAACACCTTTCTTCTCATAACTGAGAATAGTACCATTGGCAGTCAAAATCCATGGCTGATTGCTGTCAAAAATCATGCTCCAGATTTCGGCTGCGCTGTGTGTTGTCTCCTGGCCATCTTCCCAGTCAACTACCAGTTGAGCCCCACGCTGCTGTTCCATCACTGCGGTATATTCTGCACTGGCAAACATACCTTCCCATGCGGCAGCAAAGCTCATGCCCTTGGCAATATTGCCTTGTATCAGCTGATCAGTCATGGTCTGTCGTAGTTGGCCCACAATGGTTTCCGGCCCCATATTCATGGCACGAATCACGCTGGGATACAAACTGTTGATGTCAACTGAACCCACCCATTCGTGCAGGCCTTTTTTGGGGTATGCCACATAGGCGCCAGCGGCCTGATTGTCTGCATTGTCATCACGTTTTTGCCTGTTGGGTACAATCAATCCTTGTTCGTGAGCTTCATTTATAATAGCTTGTTCGGTTACTGCAACTGCTCCCATAGTGGTTTGCAACAGCACAGTGTTTGCATGAGCCAGCTCATTGGCCAGTTCCAGAAATCTCAACTTCTTGTCCAGTTTGTTCAACAGCAGAGTGTCTTGACGATTGTATTCAATGAACTTTTTAAAGTGCTGATTGTACAACTGATCCAGTGTGCCTTCAAACTGTGTTTTGCGGTCTCCCAGTTCGTATTCGGCAATGGCATCCAAGCTGTAACTGTGTCGTTCTTCATAAGTGTACTTGCGATACAACTGCATGTAATCCAAGTGCACCCGGCCAACCAGATCATAGGTTTCTTTTTCTGCACCAAAACGTTCAAACATGCGCTTCTTGGGCAATTGTCCCCACAAACAGAATTTGCGCGTGTCATCCTTGGACAATATGCGTATGGTTCTGTTCACTGTGTAAGGAATGTCGTAACCTTCTGAATTCCATCCTGACAGCACGTCTGCATCTTCGATAACATCCAAAAACATTTTGATCATGTCTTCTTCACGCTCAAACAGTATAGTGTTTTCAAAATCAGCCACAAGTTCTTGTGCAGTGGCCCAACTCAGACCCCGCGGAGGAACTGCCAAGGTGATCAGCTGATCCAGCCAGTCCAAGTATACCGATATGGCAGTGATTGGATTGAACGGATCTTCTACTGGGGAAAACCCACGTTCTTTGTCAAAGTCCACTTCAATGTCAAAAAATGCTGTGTGCAACACAGGAGCATCAATATTTTTGTAGTTTTCTTCCAAGCAACGAAAAACTGGGTTGATATCGCTTTCATACAGTTTCTTGCTGCTGTGCATGGCAACTTCTTTGCGAAATTCTTTGTTGTTGCGTGTGCTGAATCTGCTGACCGGATTACCAAAAATGTTTGTGAATTTTCCGCGGGCGTCATCGTAATAGAAAACATAGTTGGCCGGAAACTCTTGGTATGTGCGAATTCCATTTTTGCGTTCTGCAATATGAATACGATCGTGCGCACGATCATAAAAAGCGTCAATGTAGCTGATAATAATTCCTTTTGTGGTGTATGGCCCACTGGCCGTGATTCATGCTCGTGTCGTGAGCGACTCGTCTGTTACAGATAATTATAAAACTTTGCCCACTGTTTCGAGAATGGTTTCCAGCAGCTCGTGATCCTGTTTTTCCTGCCCAAAACTTGCCTTGTGTGCCAACCTGATGGCTTTTTTTAATACGCCAGGTTTGATTTCCAGCTCTTCGGCAATAGCTTTGACAGTGTCAGACAGCCCGCCTTGTAGAGTATCAATCTCCATCATCACTGCCATACCTTCATTGATAATTTGAGTCAGTTTTATTTTCTGATCGCCGTTAAATGTTTTGTTATCCATAGAAATCTCCTAAAATATTATTATACACATCGTGTTGAGCAAAGTCAATATATGGTTGCTCACTTTGAAAATCTGTTAGATTGCCTGATTGGGCAGCATGTAAATTTTTGTGCCAGGGCGGCAAGAAGATTGCACTGGCCTGTAAATGCAACAATTGGAGCATGTACTACGAGACAAGGTTATCAAACGGGTCCGTTGATTTTTGACTTACGGTAGCGAATCGCTTGTCAAAGGCTCAACGGTAAGCCTACACCGCGTAACTAGGTTACGGTCCTAAGGTGATTCTTTAAACTTTAGTCTTCAATCGTTGATATGATTCTGTAATAGAGTTGCTTTCTGCCACTACAGCAGGAATTCGTTGGCCCTTCATGATTTTGTTGTACATGGGATCATTGGGCATTATTTTTTGACCACCAATGGTAATTGGTTCCTTGGCTGCAAGGCTGGGTTTTGGTGCAGCAGGTGCAGTTGGCTTGGTAGCTTGATTGAATGCAGTCACAACATTGCTGTATCCCCTGGGCCCTGAAAAGTTGGGTGTTTTTGCGGCGGTCGAAGATTGGTTATATTTTTTCATGCCCGGTAGTTTCATCACATTACTGGCATTGTACCCCGTTGACGAACTGCCAACTGACGGTATTGTTGTTGGAGTATTCAATGATGGTGTTGGTTTATTATCCATATTGTATTGTGCAGCACGAGCCGCTGCTGCTCTTTTGGCTGCAAACCGATTTGCTGCAGGCGCAGGTGTTGGATTTAATTTGGCATAGGACCGGCGATAGGCAGCCAGCTCATCCGGTGTCCATCTTTGACCAGTTCGTGGATTCACTATTGACGCAGGGTTGACATCTGCTTCAGTCATGTCAGACGGTTGAGATTTTTTTGCATCATTGGTGCCTTGCTTGACAGTTGCAGCAACAATACCGCTAAATCTTTTGTCACCGCGTTTGTAATTGCCCAATTGATCAGCACGGCTGGCATCGGCCCCGGCTGCTTTCTTATAACGACTTAGTAAGTCGTTGCTGACTTCACCAATTTGACTTTTGTCTGTCTCGCTCATTTGTGTTATATCTTCAACGTTGTGCAATTGCGCAGTGGGGTAGCGTTTCATAACCTTTTCCTGGGCAGTTCTTGCACTTTGGGCAGTTACTTTGAATTTCTTGGCCACACCATCCACATCGGCTGTGATGCGAAATTCTTTGTTGAGATGGCGGGCAGCATGCATCAGCCCACTAGGGTCATTTTCT